AGGGGTTCACAGCTCCAGTAACGGCCGCGCTAAGGGCTCTATCGGCAACGTGGCTCTAGCGACCATTCACGAATTCGGCAGCCCTCAGGCGGGCATTCCGGAGCGCAGCTTTATTCGTCTCACCACCGAGACCGAGCAGCGCAAATGGATGGGGATTCTGAATGTGTTGGGAGGTAAGATTTACAGACGCCAGATGACTGTCGCTATAGCCCTACGCATCATGGGGCTGCAAATGGAGACAGACACGAAGCGCACGATTGATAGGCAGCCGGGCAATTGGCCGCGGTTGCGGGCTGGTACGGTGGCGGCCAAGAGCAGTGCGAAGATGCTGATAGATACCCGTGAGCTGCTCCGCTCAATCAGTCACAAGGTGACGGGGTGAGTACGGTAGGCCCGACTTGGACGGATAAGCTTCGCTCGCTCCGGCTGGGGATGGAGTGGGCTAGCGGTCTCTGCGCCACGTGGAAGTTCCAGAATGATGCTTTCCAAGCGCCTGAGAACAACGATCCATGGCTCGAGTTGCGAATGCTCCGCGTCTTTGAGCTTGGTCCCGCTGATGTGTTGCAGTGCGACAACATAGACCCGGTTACGGGGCTCCCGGACGCTGATAATCCTAGGGCAGAGCTCGCGGTGACGACTAGTGAGTTCATTTGCGAAGGCCGGTTTTTCGGGCGTGATCAAGAACACGATGTGGTGGCGTGGGTAGTCGGTGACGAGGCACGACGGCGGATGCGTCTGCCTTATTTCCGACAGACGTTTCTAGATCCGCCAGCGACAGTGGCAGCACCGAGCCCTAACATGGCGTTGATCGAACTGTTCGATATAGTGCCGATGCCTCGGTTTGAAAATCGTTCAAGTAACGCACATGGTCAGAAAGTACAGCAGCGCTGGCAGAGCGAAGCCGTGCTCGAGATGCGCCTCTCTACCACCTTCGCGGATGATGACGCTGCCTCTGTGGGTACTTGGATTGAGCAGGTTGAGATATCGAGCGACTTATTGCAGCCGGGCGGTGGTTCTTCGCTCGATCCCTCAATACAACTGAACAACGAATTGATAGACGCCACGTAAGAAAGGGTACGTCAAATGTCCAATCTCTCAGAGATCGTACAGGTTACGATCACCAGCAATAGCCGGGGCGTTAGCCGGGCGTCGTTCGGGATTCCTCTTGTGATTGGCTATCACACCAACTTTCCAGAGCTGTTTCAGGTGTTCAGTACAGGGACTGTTGCGCTCGATTTGGTCGCTGCGGGCTTCGACACGTTCGACTCGGTCTACCGGGCGGCTGTGGCTGTGGCTAGCAACACACCCAAGACTACAAAGATCGCAATCGGTCGTCTCACGACTGCTCCCGAGAACGAGTTTACTGTAGATATCGCTACCGTTGTCGCCGTAGGCGGTGAGATATACTCATTCGATATTGTTAGCGGAATAGACGGTGTTAGTACTACCGTTTCTTACACTGCAATCGTGTCGGATACTGAGACCATCATCGCTACAGCTCTAGGCGCAGCTGTTGACGCCATCACCGGAATAGGCGGCGGGAACACAGCTGGGCTAGTGGAGTTCAACACAGACGTGGATGGCCCTCGTTGGTACGTGGGCAATTTGAGCCTGCCTGCTGAGATGACTTTGACGGATATCTCAGCTGACCCGTCTCTAGCGGCTGAGCTAGCGGCTATCACGCTGGCCTACGACGAATGGTATGGGTTGATTTATGCTGATAGCCCGAGCGCAGTGCGGATCACAGCTCTGGCTACGGTCGTGGAGACACAAGAGCGTATCTTCGGCGCGACGACTCACGACACTGATGTCGGCGATCCAAGCAGCACCACAGACATCATGTTTACAACGAACGCGGCTACGCTCTTCCGGACGTTCGTCATCTACTCAGGACAACCTACAGCGTTCTCTGCAGCGACATGGATAGGCAATCGCTTTCCCATTGCGCCAGGCGCCTCTACGTGGGCTTACAGGCCGCTCTCGGGGGTCATATTTGATGACCTGACCACGGCCTTTACCGCCGCTATCAAAGCCAAGAGCGGCAACTATTATGTGCAGATCGCCGGGCAAGCGGTGGCGCAGTTCGGCACCATGGCTAGTGGCGAGTTTATCGATGTCATTCGCGGCCGGGATTGGCTGACTGCTCGTTTGAGAGAGCGGATTTTCGGTCTCTTGATCAACACACCCAAGGTGCCCTTTACCAATTCGGGTATCGATCAGGTGGTCGCACAGGTCTCGGCACAACTCAACGAGGGCATCAACGCAGGCTATCTGTCTCCGGATTTCCTAGAGGGTACTGAGGTGCCGTTCATCGTGACCGCTCCAGACGCTGCAGATGTTAGCGACGCGGACAAGATTGCTAGGTTGCTGCCAGACGTAGCGTTCACAGCGACCTTGGCGGGCGCGATTCACACTGTCCAGGTCAACGGCGTAATCCAGGTCTAGAAAGGGAACCCCAATGTCTACTGAAACAAGAGTCTACAACGGAGATGAGGTGTCTATCATTTTCGGACCTGTGATCATCACTGGATTCGCTGACGGTGAGTTCCTACGTGTTGAGCAAGAGACGGACGACTTCGACAGCGTGGCCGGTACCGATGGCGAGGTCGCTGTGTCTAAGACGAACGACCGTCGCGGCACCGTAACCATCATGTTGCTACAGACTACGTTGGCTAATCAGCTGCTGTCTGATCTGCGTAATGCAGGGCTTACAGTGCCAAACTCACTGGTGGCATTCAACCCGCTTTTGATTAGGGATAACACAGGCACTACTTTGTACACCGAGGAATCGGCTTACATCGGCAAAGCTCCGGATGCGTCATTCGATCGCACTGCACAACCCCGGGAGTGGATGATCAAATGTCCGCATCTGGTCAGGGTAGACGGCACGAACAATCTTGCTGGCCTAATCTAGTAAACTCGAACGCCCCAAAGGAAAGGATAAGGCGTATGAAACAACACACAGTAGAGACGACAATCGATGGGACTGATTTTCTGTATCGCCCGTTGGACCTGAAAGAGGCGCGGGCTCTGTTCGATAAGTTGGCGCAACGTTTCGGTCCCGCAATCGCTTCAGCGGTTGAGGGTCTAGGAAGCGCCAAGCTTGACGTGAACATGGAGTTTACGGCTGCGCTGGGCGGTATAACAGACTCAGCAGGTGGTTTGGTGCGGGGTGTGGTCAGCGGACTAGAGCCCGAGTTTCACGCGTGGCTCGCAGACCACTTGGCGGCACGGACTGAATTCAGACTCGCTGACTCGGGGAACATGGTGCCGCTCAAGACGATACACAGAATGGAGCTCTTCAGAGGTAAGCTGTTGACAGAGATGAAGCTGATCGGGTGGTGCCTGTCGGTGGAGTATTCTGATTTTTTAGAACCAGTGCGGGGGTTGGCCCAATACGCAATCAGTCTACGGGCGACGGCTTCATCGCACTTCAACTCCCACCAGGAGTCGACTGGTTCGTCTTCCGAATCGCCACAAGCCAGCGCTTCAGCGACACTCTAGTAGACATCGAAAGGAACTGGACATTAGCGGATGTACTGCGTGGCAACCTCACACTAGACGCTATAGAAACGGCTGAGAACAAAGCCGCCAAGATGGCCGCGAAAGGCAAGAGATAGACCAGTGGCCGTACTCCGCGACATAGTAGCCCGACTCGGCATCCAGCTCGATACTAAGTCGTTCGCAAAGAGCGAAGCGGCTATCGGCGGCCTCAGCTCCCAGCTCTCGGCCCTTAGTCAGATTGTGATTGGGGTCGGAGCTGTGGTCGGTATCACGAAGCTAGTCAATATGGCTAGCGATGCCGGTGAGACTTTGAATCTCTTGAACGAGACGTTTAAGGGTAGTTCGCAACAGGTTCAGGACTGGGGGGCGACTTTCGCGGTTGAGGCTGGGCGTAGTGAGTTCGCTCTATTGGAGATGGCGGGCACTCTAGGGGCGGTTCTGAACCCGCTGATGGAAGGTAACGCTGAGGTAGCGGCTAAGATGGCGACTCAAATGGCTGCACTGACAGTCGACATGGGGTCGTTTTTCAATACGACAGACACCGACGCGCTAGCAGCGTTGAAGGCCGGAATCGTTGGCGAAATGGAGCCGCTGAAGCGGTTTGGCGTTGTAATGCTTCAGACGCGTTTACAAGCATTCGCACTGTCTAAAGGAATAAGGAAAACCCTCAAAGCTATGACTGAGGCGGAGAGGACCACGCTCCGTACAGAGTTCATTACGCGGGAGCTTGCAATAGCCATGGGGGACGCGGCGCGTACGTCTGAAGGGTGGGCGAATGCTACAAAGGCCGTAGGCGGTGTATTCAAAGACTTAGCAACACAGATGGGATTGAAGCTAATACCCGCTGCAGAAAAAATCGTGATTGCTGTACGCGACGGGATGCGAGTTTTCCTAGCTTGGTCAAAAAGCTCTGAAATACTAACGTCTATATTGCTGGTCCTTGGCGCAGTAGGCGTCAAAGTCGCTGTCAGTTTGATGTTCGCTTGGCGCGCTACGCTGCTCCCGGTTCTGAAGTTTGCAATCATCCTCGCAGTAGCCGCGCTGGTGCTCGACGATTTCTTAGTGTTCATGAAGGGCGGCGACAGTATTATCGGTCGCTTCATCGACAAGATATTCGGTCCTGGCTCAGCTACAGCTGCTGTCGAGGCGATGACAAAGACCTGGGAGGACTTGGTTACCTTCTGGCAGGACACTGCAACCCCAGCGCTTCAGCAACTAGGGAGAGATCTCTCTGAGCTATCTACTGATCTAGACGCCATGAGAGACGCCGCGAGGGACGCCGCGGTTGCTGGCTTGCTCGACATGCTAAAAAAGCTTGACGACTCGGTACAGGGGGACCTGTTCGCCAAATCGTGGACAGATGCTTTCAATACGTTCAAGAGTCTAATTGATGAGAACGTAGTAGATTTGCTTTTGCTTGAGTCCTTCTACGATACGACGCTGGAATCGATTCGCGCAGGCTTTGCGCAAATGGTGGATGACTTTCCACTCGCTGCCGTGTTGGCTGAACTACAGAGCTTAGGTGAGGAGACAGGAGTCGCCTTCGACAGCGCTGGGAAGTTCATAGAAGACACTTTTCTAGCGGCGCTCATCAAGGTCAGTGACTGGTTTGACGATCATTCCTTCGAGATATCCAACCTTGGTAAATCGATAGGTGTAGGCCTCCAGAATGTGGCTGGGTTCTTAGGTATCGATCTAGGCTTAGAAACAGGCACACGTACCCGCAGAGCGGGGACTACTAGAACTGAGCAGGCGACTAGACAGAGTTTACCTAGACTTCCAACGCCTGAGGTGTTGATGAGCGGAGGCGGAGGCGGG